CTTCAACTCATCATAAGTTTTGAAGTTCTTAGGATCAACAATCTCAGCAAGAGAGTGTTGCTTACTCCAAATTGCTTCAATCTCTTCATCACTGTCTGCAACAGCAGAAGGTGAAGATTCAAATTCAGACTTATCGTAGTTGCGATAACCCTCAACTTGTCGTGCTTTCAATTTGAAGTTGACACCTTCCCAGAAATCAAAAGGGTTTACTGGAGTTTCATCTTCAAACTCTGGTTGCATGACATCTTTAATCTTATCAAAGATTTTCTTACCAAACTTGTAAAGCATTACCTGACCTTCATTCTGAGGGTTAGCAGGATCCTTGATTACAAGAATGTTAGCATAATAAGACAAACGCCGCTTCTGCTTCCTTGCAACATCTTTGTTTGCTTCTACACCACTGTTCCACAACTCGCTGTTTAGTTCAGACACAGGATCAGGCTGACCCATAGTTGTGAGAGAATTTTCAATGTACCACTTGCCTGTGGGACCTTGAAAGCCATGATTCCAGATGCGAACCCAGGGTAGTTCTTCACCTTTAGGTGGGGCAAGAAAACGAATGATTGCATATCCGTTGCCAGCAGAATCTACTGACAGCTTCCATTCATTGCTATCGTTATTGCCTTGTTGTTTAGGGGAATCAATTTTTTCGACCTCTTTCATTAGATTATCGAAAGAGCCTCTTGCCTTGCGCAAGTCTGAAAGTGAATTAAACGACATATTTGTTTCTCCGTATAAGCGTTGTATGTTTGTGTATTGTCCTATATCAGCGGACACTACTATTTATAATGCATTTCACCAGCGATTCTGATTCTATCGCTAATTTGGGTAAATGGACGATATTTCTTAATTAACAAACTAATGTCTTGTAAGAAGATATCATCATTGTCTATATTAACATAATTATAGAATTTGTCAAGTATTACCAGCGTTTCTAAGCAAATCATTTGACCAAAGTAGAGTCTGAATACCAAAGGGTGCTTACCGTTATCAGCAAAAAATGGTGATTCAATATTATCTTTCTCCATCTCATAATCTATCTTTGCAATATCTTGTTCAAAAGTATAAGCGAAATTAGTATTTCTAGCCTTCCATGTTTCATATCTTTCTTTGGATTGAGTATCAAATATGCCACCCCATCTATCTCCAGAAACAAAGTTAGCAACTAAAAAATTTATTGCTTCTTTTCTTGTATAGTCTCTAGCAATCTTACGAATAGATAAAAGGTCTTTTCTTTTTAAGAAAGCCTTTTCACTTGCCCTTACTGCTCCCTTAGTTTTTGTTATATCATAGTCTTTTGTGGTGAAGTGAAGTTTAAGTGCTAAATATAAACGATATACTTCAAACGGTTCCATTAATTTGTCTCATATCCTACTGCATAATTATAATCAACATAATCCTTTTTACATTTGAGACTACACTCAACCCAAGGACTATTTTTCCAACTTGAAAATAGTTTTTTCCAAAGTTCATGGTTCAAAACATTCTCTAATGAGTTTGTTTTTACAGATAGTTGTTCTCTGTACATAGCAAAGAAACTATCCTGATAATTTATTGTCTTGTCTCCGTCAGTCATTGCGACATAAGGGAAACTTGTCCACGAACAAGGATGTAAAGTTCCGTCAGCACTTAGATACATGCCTCTATTACCAACCAAACACAAAGGTAATATATTTCCTATAGGAGCAGTTGATTGAAATAGACTTTCATTTGTAGCCATGTAATCATCAATAGGCTGTAAACGATCTGTGAGTTTGTCAGTATGTCTTTCATAGCGATTTGTTTTACTGATATATTTCTCATCAGGTTCTAACGGATCTTTGGGACCATATGCATCATATTTGCTTGCAAACTTTGTACTCTTTGTCCATTGTATAGAATCACATCCTACATCTTTTGCAAGATTAGTCATCTCATCAATATGAGATTGATTGAATTTAAAATAGATTGCCGCCCAGACAACAAACGCTTTTGACATGTGACCCATAATATTCATGCCCGTCATGATACTATCCCAATCACTGTTCACTCTATACTTGTTGTTTGATTCGTCATCAAATCCATCAACACTAAAATTTACTGTGTCGTATTCATTCAATGTACGAGCAAGTTTAACCCACCACTCTTCCTTCTTATAAGAGCCATTAGTAATAATGAATATGTGACAGTTCGGCTTTATTCTTTTGATGTATTCGCAGATATCTATTAAGTCTCGGCAATAGATTGGATCACCTATATCGCCACAAAATGTAAAACGCTTCACATTATCTTGAATAAACTTAGGTGTGAATGCGCTCATAAACTCAACAAGCGTCCATTCTTTGTTAGTCCAAGAAGTAGCAGGCAGTTCTGTTCTAGGACAGCGAGGACATTTTAAGGTACACTTAGCACTGATTTCAATGTGCCAGTGATACAACTGCCAACCATAATCATTATTCAAGGAGCAATCCTAATAAAAGTTTCATCACTAAAAATAAATCTATATATTTCAGTCGCCACATATTCAGGACTTAGATGCGGCATATCATAAAGATTATCTATTGGCTTGTGATTAACTTTATGCCGGTTATTGTTAAAGTTTGTTTTAGTAAGTCCTAGTCTCACTTCCTTTATAGTGCTTGTAGGATATTCTAATTGTAACATCTCACCAAACTGTTGTAAAGCATTTTTTGTAAGAGAGTATACCAAATCACCAGGGTAATATTGATCTATGTTAGTGCTTGTTATGTTGACAATAGTAACATTTTCATTGCTTTGTATCGCTAACTGAGAAAGTCGCATTGCACTAATTAAATTAGTGTTAATGATCTTTGTCCAATGCCCGAACAAATGGTCAGCAAAAGGAACCTTCCCTCCCATGTCATGTCCAGCGCAATTTATTAGAATGTCTGTATTATCAAAAGGTAAATCCGTCAAGAAAGATGTTTCGGGGTAATCTAGATTAGCAATCTCTCTAGTTACTCTGAATACTCGGTGCTCGCTCTCTAAAGCATCTGCTAAACATTTACCAACACCACTGGATGCGCCTGTAATAATAATATTCAAAACGGTAACTTCATTGTCTTTTCTTTCATCAAGTTAAGAGATTCTGCCTCCACCTTGATTTTTTCTTTAAGAGAAGGCGTGACTAGTTTTTTGACCGATTCAATTTCAATCTCTTGCTTTACACAATATTCAACCAAAATGTCAATTAGGCTACTATCTGTCTTGTGCGCCTTCTTTTCAATATGCTGAGAAAACTCAACCTGTGTTTTGAATTGTTTCGTTATAAGAAACACATCGGTCACTTTTGACTTATCAGTTAAGTCATTATCTACTACTAACTTATGCATTTAATTTTTTCCATTTTTTAATATAATCTATCACATCAAATTTTCCTTCGATGAATGGTTTGTCGCAAAAAGTTTTTTCTGCTTCACCGGGTTTATCAAATTCATGAATGTAAGGGTGGTCAAACGCTTTTGCAATTTCAAGAATAGTTTTAGGATCGCCCTTACCCAACATGACATAATCAGGACGCTTTGAGGGAGTAAGCAAAAGCAATTTAACTATACCCGCTATAGCATCTGAAACAAAGGTAAAATCTCTTGACTTTCTTCCACTTCCATATATTCTTAGTGGTTTATTTTTTAATATTTGATTTTTAAAACTCCTGATTACAGTACTATGTTCTCCATAGTCTGCTTCTCTAGGACCATACACATTATAAAAATATAACAAATGACTTTTTATACCCCACAATTGTTTATACAGTTTTATATTTTCTTCTGCTATTGTTTTTCCAAATGTATATGGATTTGAGTAGACACTTGAAGAAAGTCTACTTGAAGATTGTGCAAAATATAATGGACACTTATACTCTCTTGCCCATTCACAAACAGCCACGGTAGGAACTATGTTGTTTAAAATAGCATCTTTAGGGTCTTCCATAGAAAGACGGACTCTAGGAGTATTTGCTAAATGTATTATTCCATCAATAGGGGTATCAGTTGCGATATTAACATCTTCTACCGCGCAATGCAAATACTGCACAAAGGGGTGATCTATTACATGCTTTCCATTTCGTTTGTCATCAACAACAGTTACACAACATTCCATGGCTAACAGAGCCTCAACTAAATGAGATCCTATAAATCCGCATCCACCGGTAACAACATAATGAGACATCTGTAGCATAATTATTTCATCTTATAAAAAATGTGTGTATCTACAACTGCTACCATTGGCATACTTTTAGACCAGTTAGGTTGAACATAATCCGCATGATAATGTGTAGCTCCATCAGTAACATCTATATCCATATTATATACTAGTTCAGCTAACTTGTAAATGCTTTCATAAGTTTTATGGTCATATATCTCATCAGACTTACCATCGCAATACCAACTAAACTGGCACTGATTTAAGAGAGGAACTTCTCTACCTTGTTGAAGATGCCATTGACTTAATTTTGCTTGATATACAACACCGCAAATAGTGTCTGGAAAATTAGGACTTTCTACTCGATTAAGAGTAACACTAGCAACTGCTACTTTTCCAAAAACACTTTCGCCCCGTGCTTCAAAGTAAATGTTTTTTGCTAAACAAATTATTTCACTGTCTAATGCGGGGATTATTATTTTAGGCTGGGTATGTTCAAAATCGACAACAATGCTATCTGATTCAACAATGGGTTCTTGTTCAAACAAAAAAGTTCCTGTTACGAACCCTAATGCTAAAGTTAGTATGTATGAAATAATTCTCATAAAACCTCCTTAGGCTAAAACAGGCCCGTTTGGTAACAAGGTGGAACCCATACCCCGTCTAACCTTAAGCGGCTAGAGCATATGCCTCATCGTTGGCAGTTATTACATGGCACTTTGCCAGTCAATCAGTCTCCACTTGTCCTATACAATCGCAGTCGAACCTGTTCAGCCCCATCAAAAGCACACTAGGAAGTCTTATTTTCGACACTGTACGCCCGTGCCTAGTATGCTTTTGGTGGAGCTGGCGGGAATTGCACCCGCGTCCTACAATCTTTCAGTCCGCTTCATCAACTGATACATTATTTATAATATATCCTTTAAACACATTTGTCAAGCACATCCTGCACAGTTTTGGTAACATACATCCATATCCCATTTGAGTACTTCAGCAAGCATGCCTGTGTTTAGTATTTCTTCGGGGGTGTGATGCAACAGGCTGTTAAAGTTCCTATCTAACCCTCGCTCTACATAAAAGCGTCTAATCCAATCATTCATTTGTCCTATCTTGTATCCTAAATCAACTTCATTAGGAATGAAACAACAGGGCCAAAGTTTTTTATCAGCGGATAGATATATGTTGTGCAAATGATTTTCATCAATTATTGCATGACAATGTATCTTACCCTCTCTATTAACTAACAAATCGGTCCACAAAGACATGTGTTTAGAAGCAACCGGCGGATTGTGATACCAATTATCTAAATCATCAGATTCATTGATGCCTATAGGAACTCCTGGAGCTGGTTCTAATCTGTACCCGCCGTCTGATACAATCAGGTCTTTAAATACAAATCTTTCTGAGTTTCTATGTCTGAATTCCTTGAAACCATACTCGTTTGCCATTTTGTTAGCTTCAGCAAGTTGATGATGATTATGATTAAACAATGTCATATACCAAATTGCATTGCCACCTGCTTCAATAAATGCTTTAGCATTTTTCAAAATAACATCAAGCCGTGTTTTTCTTCTATACATTTCGTGGCTTTTTTGGTCAATACCTTCTATAGCGAATTCTACAGATACATTTTTTTGTGCGCCTAGCCATGACCAAAAAGTTGCATTCAATGCCGCACCATTGGTGCTAATGTTTACCACAATATCCCGGTCAAACAAAGTTTGTAGCAATTCTTTGGGTTGACTGTGCATTACGATGTCGCCATAGTTTCCATTTATATGTGCGGCTTGTACATTTTCACAATACTCTGAAGAAAGAAAGTTCTTCATTTGTTCAGGTGTCCATTCATCTATTACAAGATGCGGATCAGTCTCAAGTGTAGTATCGTGTGTTCTAGGACACTGTGGGCATCTGGCATTGCACTCAGAGGTAGGCTCTATCGTTAAGAAGTTTGGTTTTTTCATTTGTGGTCACATTCATACAAGTCTCTTGCATGTAATAAATGATGAACATAATTATCTCGTTTATCAATAAAGACTTGCGGCTCTTCATCCTCTACTGCAATTAAAATTACAGACCTATTTATAGGAGTTCCAGTCCTTTCTTCATACATGATAGAATATGCAGCCGCTTGGGCGAAGTAGTTTGTAATCCACTCCTTTTTCTTAGGCTTTCTTGAAGTCTTGAAGTCAATGATACTTAACTTACCGTCAAACTCTGCTATGCAATCAACTCGACCAGCAAGTCTTAGATGGTCGCTGTATAACGCAATCTCTTGTGCATGTATGTTATCAATACGATTTAAAATCGGCTGGAAAGACTGCCACATAATTTTATCAAGCATTGACAGTTTGCTTGTATCAACATCTTCATTGTCGAGATAGTTTTCACACAGCAAGTGAATCTTTGTGCCGCGGGTAGATGCTTGGCGACTTATTTTGTTAGCTTCTTCTTCACCAACTCTTTTTCGCCATTGTAGGATTGAATCTTTGCTTTGGTATCCCAAAACTGTAGTGACAGAAGGATAAGCCGCCCCAGACTCAGTAAAGTACTTTCTACTGCCATCTGGAGCGGTCTTATCGGTTGCAAAGTCTTCTATTTCTTTCACATGTTTAAACATAATATAATTATACTGCCTTTAGTTGAAAATGTCAAGCATATTGTTCTTCATATGCCATTCTTGCGACCAAATACTCCTTAACTAAATCTGAACGGACAATATCATCGACACCAAATTCAACGATGCTGAAGGACGGCATCATCTCTGCAATGACCATAAATTTTTGTAATCCTGACATATCGTTTCTGTTTTTATACAGATCAGACTGCCTGAAATCTCCGCAGAAAATGACTTTACTGTCATGTCCAACTCTTGTCATAATAGAGTTGAGTTCCATGTCATTCATATTTTGGCATTCATCAACGATTATGATTGCATTATCAAGTGTGATGCCTCTAACAAAAGAGGTAATCATCCACTGTAGACTTTTACCTTCTTGCAATCTACCAAATGCGTTTTGTTTGCCGGGGAATAGTTCGTCTACCATGTTTATATAGGGTTGCATGTAGACTTCAGTTTTTTCTGCTTGATCTCCAGGAAGGTGACCAATATCTCGGGAAGGGACGGCTGACCTACAAACGATTACTTTGTTATAGGGATTTCCAGCTTCAAGCACTTCTTCAAGTGCTTTGTATAGTGCTATGTATGTTTTTCCTGTTCCTGCCGCACCGTGCAATAGAAAGGCTGACCCTTTTTTGTATTGTTGAAAGAACAGCGATTGGTTTGTAGTCATCGGGTCAATTACTACTAAATCATCTATTCTAAGTTTGCACCCTCCAGTTTTTTTGTTGAATGTTGGTTGTGAGTCATCATGTACAATCTGAAGATTCGACTTCCGTTTAGGCATTAGTTACCCTTTTGTTGTGGTTAATGGAAAGGTCCTGGTTTACTTACTTACTATGCTCCTTTTTTAAGTGAATTGGTTCAATGCTCTGTATAATGCTATTTATAACTCGCTTTGCTTCATCAGACAATAAACCGCTATAATATCCTCTTTCTAAACTAGTTAAAACAAAGTCAGATGATAGCCCTCGCAAACCATCTTGAGTTACTTTAAACTTTATATCACCCCAAATATTTATACAAAATAGGGTCATTTCTACTTCTTGTTCCGTATACAGGTTAATCTTGAATCCGTTACTAGCGGTTCTTAAATATGGTCTAGGAAACTTTATAAGATTGCTTTTCATATTTTTATTTATCGTCTAAAAGACTTTCACTCGGTATCTATCTTCAAATTGTTTAGCATCTGTC